TCCTGAAATTGAAATCTGCAATGGCATTCTTATCCAATTTAGATTAGTATCTATTTTTTCGTAAGCATACCTAAAAGCCGTGTTTGTTGAAGTATCTATTCCTATGTAATAATCATGTTCACTTTGACCATTTGGCATATTAAGAGTCATTTTGTAATAAAGTAAATCCCCTGCATCATTGGGGTTTACCCAATTTGTTGCAAGTTTCAAAGCCGTTCTTTTTGCTGCGTCAGTTACTTCTACACCGCCACTAGTACCTAAATCGGCTATTTCTTGCGTTGTGGTTTGCGATGTAACGCCATCCTTTACAATAGGAACTATTTCAGAACCATCTAAAGCACTACTACTAGGAAGTTCTGATATTTTTATTATTTCGTCAGGCATTATTCAATGATAAATTTTAAACCTGTCTCTGTCGTGATGATAATTCTAGTTTCCGTTCCAATGTAGTTGAATACATTTTGGAAATATTGTTTTGTGCCAATTATTCGCCCTGATAAGTCAATTACATCCTTTTGAACAGCTAACTTTGACTTGTACGCCTGAATGATAACCGTTTGATTATGTTCTATATCGTCATCAATACTTGTATTTGTAATGGCGAAAATGTTAGAAGCATCAGCGTACAATTGCAATGCCACATCAAATAAATTTTGACCGTAAACTGTAACGTAACTTGTCGGTTTTTGTGTTTCTTTTTGTGTTGCTTTTGAAATTGAAGGGACTACATACGTAGCTGGTGTATAATTTATAGCCTTTACGCCAGTCAAATCATAGTCTAAGTTTTGCTCGTTATCCCGCACAAGCGAAAATACCTTGGTAGGGTCGCCAAATTGCTTTACTACAACATCGTAGATGTTTTGTCCATCTTGTAGGTTGTAGCTATTCATAGATAACGATGTCTTGTGATTCGCTTGTGAACTCGTTTACTTTTACCTTTTTTTGATAACCATCGGTTTTTAGTGCTTCTTTTATTGCACTTTCAAATTTAGGCAAATCGGTCATTGGTGCATTTTGGTAATCGCTTGCGCTTGCTCCCAATAAAGGGAACTCACGAAACCAACCATAATGCGAGTTGATTAAATCGGTAATATGTTGTTGGTCTGAATCATCAATAACTAAGTCATTGTTTTTGATAACCAAAACATTCGAATCGAGTTTAAAATCCTTCCTAGCCATGTTTTACGTTTGTATTTTCTAACTCCTCCCTTTCCATATCAACTACCGTACTATTCCAAGTTGTTGAAAATGTAGAATAAACATCCCCTACCTGACCTAATGCCACAAATTTCAAATCCATGTGACCGCATATAGTCCCTATTGCCGTTTTAATTTGAACTAAATTATTATTATGCTGATATAGCAAGTTCTCTATTTTTACCAATCCTCCAAACGTGCCTGCTTTCAGCAAAACAGAATCAACCTCGGAGTACATTTTTAAATAAGGCTCATTATCAACAAACCCAATCAAAACATCAGAGCCTACTTTTGGTATTGCAAAAAAACCTTTCGTTTCGTCCCCTTGAGCGTCCAACGAAATACCTTCAATATTATCTGAATCAGTAGTAGGTTTAACTGTTATAGTATTTGTAGCTGAATCGTAACTAACCACCTCAGCATAAATTGGCTGGCGTGGTAGCATTTTACTTACCATTTCTTTGAAAACATCTAATAAGTCTCTCATAATAGCCTATTCCCTAATTCAATGTTTTGAAAATAACCGTTCCATCCAAACTCATACTCAATCCCCTTTACAAAATAAGTTCCATCTCTTTCTGGTTGTCTTTTGTCTATTAGATTGATTCTGTCACCATGCAAAACAAAAGGTTCACCAAATGCTTTGAAACCTCCCCTATATCCATCATAAACCATTTTAGACAGGTATTCAGTTCCCATTGTTTTGAGTTGGGCTTCTGAATAGTCACCGTAATAATGCCGTGTTATTTGCGCTCCTGTTGCGTCTCCTACAATAACCTCACGCCTTTTGTTCTTGTTCCCTTCACGCCTTATACCTATTACTTTAGCGTAATATCTTGATGTGTCTTTTGTTTGCCATTCAAGATTTGAATTAATAATCGTTTCTTGAAACTCAAATGTATGTTCTTTACTTTTCGTTTTTGTATCGGCAAAATCATACAAGTATTTACGACCAACGTATAAAATACCTTCTCGCATAAATACCTCTAACTCGTAAGCCGTTCGTAGTTTCTCCAAAACTTGTGCAATTGTCGGATTATTGATTATCGAGAAACGCCCTAAGTCTTCATATTCCAAAGTTGCTTTATATTGCACAACCGAACCAATCGTATATTCTAAAAGCGTTTTAAGGCTTACTTTTGCGTACTCTTTGTTTTTAACCAGTTTACGTTTTAAAATCCAAAGTTCGTCTTCACATTTAATTACTGTTTTTTCTTCGGTATTTAAAGCTGTGATATAACCTGAAAATGCCGTTTCTAAGGTGTTATTATAACCGATTTGTACTTTTACTTTGTCCCCAACTTTTAGCAAAGGATTAGAAGTTGAAAACACATTTTGCCCCTTCCAAGTATATTTATGTGCAAATACTATTTCGCAAGTATCTGTCATGTTCTTGAAAGTTGATCGTATAGACATATCATTTACACCGTCAAAAGTAATTACTTCTGAACGTCCGTTTTGTTGCGTAAACTCGAGCTTACAATCAGGTCTAAGCATCTTTTGTTTTCAAAATTACAGGTTCGTCACTTAGGCATTTCAGCTCGAAAGGCTGTACGGTTATATTTCCTTCCAATTGCGGAAAGCTTGCGTATTGGACTACTAAGTTACCTATCTTAAAGAAATCTTGCAGATATGGACATTGAACAGAAACAGAATCCTCAGCATTACAAATAGACTGTAAAGCTCTCATGTCAGCATCAGGATAAACGTTTGGCAAAGAAGATGCAAGTATTCCCTTTATGGTCACGCCGTAAGTCCCGTTACTAATAAACTGTAATACTGGATTTGATTTTCCTTGTATTTCGGTCGAAACAATCTTGCGTTGCTGGCCTACTTCTATCAAACAGCATTCTATTAGTAAGTCACGATCAAAAAACCCATAATCTATAGTTTCCCCGTTTTTGTCAACATAACTACCCGATTTAAAAACTATGCCGCCAAAAACTGGTAACCCTAAAGTTCCTTTGTTTGTAGTTGGGCTTAATTCTTCGTCAACGCTTAACGGATTCAGCCCCGTCCCTTGCTTGTAGAATTTTGGCTTTATCAATTGCAAGCCAAAAGCCCCAATAATCATTTGAGGCTTTTTTACGCTTGGAATGGGTTGATTAGGTATGAAGTCACTCATTACACCGCTGCTAATTGTTGTGAATCGTTCAACATCGAAAGGAATATCTTAATCATTTCGTCTCGTACATTTGGTGCTAAATTCTTCATGTTTTCAACGGCACCATGAAAGTTTTGCGTTTCAACTAGCTTTCCTACATTTATCACTATGCTTGCAGGTTTTGAGCCGCTTACTTGGTTTGCTCTACTTTCTAAGCCTGTCGATGTTGATGTTTTTTTGGTTATATCAGTTGTAGAATTAGCACCCAATAAAGATGTCTTGGGAACATAAAGCTTATTTGTAAGTTTCTCTGTAAGACCACCTATGCCATTATCTCCTAAAATAGCATCCCTGATAAGCATGTTTGCTTGGCTTGCTTCTTTTAGTTTTACAGATGTTTGGCTGTATTCTATTTCTTTTTTAGTATCACCTCCTAACGCTGCGTTTCTTGCTTTTTGTTCAAAAATAGACGCCATATTTGCCTGCTTAATATATAGTTTATTAGCAGCGTCATATTTTGCGTTTAATTCTCCCTCGACAATCCCTTCTATTTTTTTAGAAGATAATCCTTGTTTTTGTAAAACTTCAATACGTTTCGTGAAATACTCTTCAATACCTCCAATATTGGCATTTGCTTTAACTCCCGCAGCTTGTTTTTGTAATGCGTCAGTTCCTGCTACATAATCAGAAGCCAAGTTTATTAACCTAGATAACCCGTCAATAGTTTTCTTTATAACTCCATCATTTGAATTACCAAAACTAAGCATTAAAGACTCCCAAGCTGTACCTAGCCTTGAAACTGATGTACTTACGTTATCTATTTTTGCCCCATTTGCAAATGTTTTTTCCATTTCCTTTGCAAATTTTGGCAAAAACTCTTCTGCGATAAGTTTTCCTTCACTCATAAACTTATCAAGTTCCTGAGTGGTCATTCCCATCGCATTTGCTGCTATTTTAAAAGCACCTGGTATTCTTTCTCCAATTTGTCCCCTTAATTCTTCTGCTTGTACCTTACCTTTTGACATTACCTGCCCTAATGCCAAGAATACACCTTTTGCATCTTCGCCAGTTAATCCCATAGCAACAACGCCAGTATTAACCTGCTCAAACATCTGCCTAACCTTGCTAGATGAAAAAGCGGTATTCATTAACGCCCCTTGTAGTGTCTTAAAACCGTCTGCAACGTCATTAACAGGCAATCCGTATTTATTAGACATGTCTTTTATCCATGCCATTGACATTTCGCCTTGCGCTGAATTGTCGGATGCAAACCTAATTGACGAACTTAATCGCTGAAAATTAGCAGTTGTTTCAATTACTTTTAACCCATACGCACCTATTGCCGCTAATGAAAATGCACCTGCAAGCCTTTTCCCTACTCCCGACAAAGCTTCTGATGTTGCATTAGCCTTCCCCATTGCTTTATCCAGCTTTTCCGTTTCCGAAATAGCCGATTGCATTTTAGGAGTAAATAAGTCCTTTAGGCTTAATATGTATTCAACGTTGTTAGCCATTACCCTGTAACCTTACTAGCTTCTTGTTTCAAAACCCATTCCAACTCACCCCACCTTTGCGCCCATTCGTCATCACTAAGTAAATCGGGGTTTAAATGAAAATGATACCGAAGTAATGCGTTTCGTTTCCTTAACTCATCCTCGGTATCAAGCTCAGATACTTTCCACTGAATTAATTTTTTTTTAACTCACCGTCCGCAACGCTTAGAAGTGGTAGTAATGTTCTCGAAGCTGAGCGAATCGCATACAATGAATTTGTAATCTTTGAAACTGGATCGCCCGAAACCCAAAGACCGTTTAACATAATTTCAATCGCTTGCAATTCATCGTTTTGCATTGCTTTTTGAACCATTGTAAACAAAGTTCTGTCTTCCAAATCTTTGATTATCATTTCTGCAAACTCTTTTTGTTCGCTCGAAAGAGGGATTTTTAAAGTGTAATTAGCCATTTACCAAGTTATGTGTGAACAAATTAAATCTAATTCAACTTCAATTTTAGTGTCGCCCGATTTTGCTTTTCGGTTATTGCTTTTGAAACGGCAATTTCTAAGTTTGTGCGTTACTGGCACATTCCCAGAGTTTACGTAAACTACAATAATATCAAATTCAGGGATGTTTTGAAGCCTTCCACCACTTGCTAAAGTTGTGATCGCCTCAACTTCTTCCATGTACAAGGTCAATTTAGCCATTGCCTTATATTTACCGAAACCTCTATTGACTGGCATTGTTCCAGCCCCATAGTTGTCTTCGATTTCCTGTTCGTCTGAATACTCAATGGCTGATATTCCTGCCACTGGAACTGACATGATGTTTACGATTATAGAAGCATAATCATAAGTTCTTCCGTTTATAAGTGGTAAAGCCATGATTATGATACTTTAGTTACGAAACCAACATTTACATTAATATTTCGGCTCACTCCTACTGGTACGTTTTGGATTGTTAACTCCAAAGTACTTGTAGAAAGTACATCTTGCTCAGGGTTGATAATAACCTTGTAACCTGATAATTCACCGTCTTTTTCCATTTGCTCAACTGGTGCATTTGCCAAACTTTCTAAGTAACCGATTGTATCGGCTGTTAGTTTTCCGCTTGTAGCATCTACATAAACAGGCCCATTTAATTGAGGCATTAAAGAAGTTCTTACATTTCTAATTACCTTATTAATTGTCCTATTGTTTTCTAATGTACAATAATCGGATGTGTTTGCAATAGCCGTTTTTGCATCTACAAAGTACGTTCCAGTATAGTCAATGTGTTTCTTAATAAATGTCCAATGGTAAGCATATAATACGTTTAGTAAGCTAGTCGATTGGTCACGAACTTTTACACCATTTGAGAATGCTGGCACGGCAAATTCAGTATCACTTGCAGCTAGATTAAACTTAGCAACATAGCCTAGATTTTCGTGTACTTTTGCAAATGCAGCAGTCCCTAAGCATGCGCCTAATGTGCCAATTGACTTCCCTAAATAAACATAAAGCTCGTTACCTTCTGCATCACCATCTTGCCCAATATCAACAAGAACGTTTTTAGCGGTCAAAGCTGATAAATCAGCTAATGCGCTTAATGCTGTTCCATTTATGTTTGGCGTATATATAATGTCACACGGTCTATGGTCGTCATAGTTATCGTCCGAAATACCTTGCAATGTAGTTACTTGACCAGTTGCAAAAGATGTACTTGTCGTATTCGAGTAAACCCCAAACAAACGTACTTGACCTTCTGCAAAGTTTTGGATAGTCGTAATTTCCGTAAAATCCAATGTCCCACCTGTTGGGAAAATACCCAACCAAAGAACACCGTTTGGCTGCGAAATGAAATACCTTTTCGCATGATACCAAATATGGATATACGGATCGTTAGCACCACTAGAAAACTGTGTAATCGTTGGGGCTGTGACTGTTCCTGTCACTACCGATGTCAATACAGAGCCACCGTTCAAGTTAGAACCATAACCAGCAGGAGGAGTTAACAGCACGTTAGCAGAAGAGCCACCAGCCACAAAACCATGTGTAGGAGTTAGGGCGTTTATTGCGGTTCTAGCTTTGGTAGCCAATGCGCTTGTCGAATCGCCTGTCGCCCAAGTTGCAATACCCAATGAAGTTGTTACTCCCAATGATGTAACTTTAAATTCAATAGTATCACCATTTGTGGCAGAAGTAACCGACATTGCGTAATTACCGCCAGAGGCTAAAGTCTCGTTTGAGTAATCCCCCACTATACCTAAATCCTCAACATCCGAAAGTGAAAATACCTTCTTGATTTGATTGCTTGCATCATAGCCACTTGGATAAGCAGCCGTATAAAACACCATAGACGAATAATGGTCTTTCCCATCTAAAGGACGACCTAATCCGTTGGTACTTAATGTAAATCTAATATCTGGTAGAGCCATTTGTTTTATTATTAAAAGGTTAAAACAAAAAAGGGGCTTTTACACCCCTTTCGTTTAGGCTGCTGCTTGTACGATTGAAACGATACCTTCTTGGTTTGTTCTTGATTTTGATGCTCCATGAAGAACCAAAGCCGAAAACACGTCACCGTAGAAGGTAGGGTCTCCCATATTGTCAAACACTTTTGTTTGTCCGATAGCCTTACGAACTGCGTATTTTGAAGTCAAGATACATCCCATGTTATCAGCAGCGGCAGGGCTTGATGGCAATCCATTTGAGCCTGTCGCTTTGATTACTGGCGTTCCTGTGTTGTCATAAACAACCACGCTTGAGCGAATAACGATGTTGATTCCCAAAATACGGTTGATGACACCAGTAGGCAAAACAGCCGTATTTGCGCCAAATTCTAAGAATTTAGAAATCTTGTCAATTCCTACAAATTGCGACCAGTAGATTTGTGCTGGCATAATCAAGTACATTTCTTCATCTTGATTAATGTCGTCCTGTCCAAGTATTGTACGAGCATCTTGAACGTCCTGTAACGTAATTGCCTTACGATTACCTGTTGCGCTTGGTGCTAACAAAGTAGTGCTTGCGCCTGATGTACGAACGATACGACTAGAACCACTTGCTGCCCATGTGTACAAAGAGTGGTTTGCAACACTTGAACTCAATTGTTTGATATGGTCGCTTAAAACGTCTTGGCGTTTGTTGTACGACACCTGAACCGCTTCTGTATCTTGAATAAGAATCGGGTCTGTCGTAAACTCTTTCAAGTTGTAGTTCAAGTCCGCATCCGTTCTTTGCGAGATAGTTGCTGGCAAAGAAGCACGGTCAATTACAACCGTTGGCTTTGCGCCAGCTTGCGGAACGTGTACTGTTTTATTGTCAACATAAGCTGAATCGTCTTTACCGATTACGCCAAGGAATGCGTTGTTTGCATATAGGTTGGACTCAATGTCTGAAATCCAAATCTCTTTTTGAAGTGCCATAATAGTTTTTCGTTTATAGGGTGATTAGTCGATTTGAATTTTTGCACCGCAAGGCAAGAAAATAGTACCATCGTACCAAAACGATTGACACCATG